TAATACTGTTCACATTGTTGGCTACTCACACCCCCAAGTGGCTACTATGACCCCAACAAAAAAGGAGAAGAACATGGCAGAACAAACACAAGCTATGACTAAAGAAGTTAAAATAGAAAAGAAAGCATTTATGGCAAAGCCATATAGCAGAGAAGACAAAATAAAAAAAGACGAAGATGAATTAAAGAAATTAGTAGAGGAGCAAAAAAATGATTCTGACACTAAAGAACCTGAAACGGAAGATGAAGGCACGGAGAATCCTACGAGTGCTGAAGAAAGAAGTTTTAAAAAACGTTATGGCGATCTACGAAGACACACGCAAAAACAAACCGAAGACTTAAAGAAAGAGTTAGAGAGTGTAAAGAAACAGTTAGAGTCATCAACAAAGAGTGAAATTAAATTACCCAAGACTGAAGCAGAGCTAGAAGATTGGGCAAAAGAATATCCTGATGTTGCAGCTATTGTAGAAACTATTGCTATTAAAAAAGCAAAAGAACAAAACGAAATGCTAGAAGGTCGCATGAAAGAGTATGAAGACCTAAGAGTTGAAGCATCAAAAGAAAAAGCTGAAGTAGAATTGTTAAGATTACATCCTGACTTTGGTGAGATTAGAGATAGTGATGAGTTCCATGAGTGGGCAGACCAACAGCCTAAGTGGGTACAAGATGCACTGTATGAGAATAGTTCTGATGCAAGATCAGCTGCAAGAGCAATTGATCTATATAAAGCAGACAAGGACATTAAACCTAAAAAGAAATCTGACAAAAAAGATGCAGCAAAAGCTGTAGATACTAGATCAGAGAGAAGTCAACCTACTACAGATGAAACAGCTTCTTATTTAAAAGAGTCTCAAGTAGAAAAGATGAGCCCTCAAGAATATGAGAAACGTGCTGACGAAGTAATGGAAGCAATAAGAAGTGGTAAATTTGTATATGACCTATCAGGTTCAGCTAGGTAATAGCAAAAAAATGGTTGACAAATAAGCATTTGTAGGTATAACTACAGATAACGTATGAACTAGCCCACATAGTGCAACCTAGGAATTACGTATATAATTCGCAAATTACATTAATACATTGAGACTAACTCTATAAGTATAAGCCCAACCTTTGAATGCGATTGCAACGTGTTCTCTGTTTGCACCTTTTGCTGTAGACCTCTGAGCGTATAGTACTTTTTGCATCTGTTTAAGTAAAAGAAAAAGGAGACTTATTATGGCTTTTACTAGTGTGGCAGGATATGGAAATTTACCTAATGGTAATTTCTCGCCAATCATATATTCTAAACAGGTACAACTTGCATTTCGCAAGGGTTCTGTTGTAGAAGCAATAACTAATTCAGACTACTTTGGTGAAATTGCAAACTTTGGAGATACAGTTAAAGTAATCAAAGAACCTGAAATTACAGTCAAGTCTTATGCTCGTGGTACAACTATTTCACCACAAGACATTGACGATGAAGAGTTTTCTCTTGTCATTGACAAAGCAAATTACTTTGCATTTAAAGTTGATGATATTGAAGAAGCTCATTCGCATATTAACTTTCAATCACTTGCATCTGATCGTGCAGCATACAGATTGAAAGATCAATACGACCAAGAAGTACTAGGTTATTTATCAGGATTTAAACAGTCAGCATTACATGGTGCGGCTGATACTGCTAATACCACAGTCAACGGAACTAAAGCTGTTTCATCAGCAGGTAGTGATGAACTACTCGCTTCTATGAAATTAGATGCTAGTGACTTTGGCGATGGTGATGGTAGTACAGGTTCTGCAAGTAACAGTATCTTACTTAAACCAAGAGCAGGTGGATCAACAGACACAACTCCTGCTGATGGTACAACTTTTCCATTGACATTGATTGCTCGTATGTCAAGGAAATTGGATCAACAAAACGTTGACTCAGCAAATAGATGGCTTGTAGTTGACCCTGTATTTGTTGAACTATTAAAAGACGAAGACTCAAGACTGTTTAACGCAGACTTTGGTGGAAACACAGGTGGTCTTCAGAATGGTATGGTTCTAAACAATTTACATGGTTTTAAAGTATACATGTCAAATAACTTGCCGTCAGTTGGTACTGGTCCGGGAACTCAAGCTGCTTCCAATACATCTAACTATGGTGTTATTGTAGGTGGACACAGTTCTGCTATAGCTACTGCTGAACAAATCAACAAGACAGAAACTTACAGGGACCCTGATAGTTTCGCTGATATTGTTCGTGGTATGCATTTGTATGGTAGAAAGATTCTAAGACCAGAATGTATTACTACTGCAATCTACAACATAGCATAAGGGAGAATAGATAATGGCTACAGTAACATCTTTACTTTTACCAGCTCATGGTAATACTCAAAGAGGAAGACAACCTTATCAAATTCAAAAGACTATTGATCTTACTGCACAAGCAATTTCTTGTACAGGTGGTGACGTAGTTCAGTGCTTAACAATTCCTGCACATACTAAAATTATTGCAGCAGGTTTTGAGGTTGAAGAAAGTGCAACTATGAACACAGGCACTAACGCTACTGCTATACTAGGTACAGGAGCAGACGACAACGAATATGTTGCTGCTTTTGATATTGATGGTGCGGCAGACGGAGCATATGCTCCTAGTGTTACTCCATCAGCAGACGTAGTTCTTAGCACAGCAGACACGCTTGATTTAACTTTCGCAGGAGATGGTGCAACTTTCTCAGCAGGTAAAATCAGAGTGTATGCTATACTAGCTGATGTCAGCGACATGGGTCAAGGAACTGGAAATGGTTTCAATGCCGATGAAGTAGACAGAGATACATTAGCGTAACTCACTTAACATAGGAAGGGCAGGGTAACTTGCCTTTCCTTTTAACAGGAATTTATTATGACAGTTGAGGTGAAAAGAAGAATAAACGCATTTCTAGATTTATCTAGTACTGATCTTACTACACTTTATACTTGTCCTACAAATAGAACAGCATTAATTAAAGAGATTTTTATATGTAATGTTGATACTACAAACAGTACAGACATTACATTAGCAATTACAGACACATCAGCTTCTACTACTTTTAATTTAATTAAAACTAAGACAGTTGCTAATGATGACTTTTTAAGATTAGATAGTGCAGACATTATATTAGAGTCAGGAGATATAATAAAGGCACAGGCAAGTGCGGCAGACGATTTAGAAGTGTCTGCATTTATAGAAGAATATCCTGACCCAATGAGGTAAACATGTCAATTACGACTGCAATGACAACAACTTTCAAAAAAGAGTTACTTCAAGGCTTACATGACCTTGATGGACACACTCTTAAAATAGCGTTAATTAAATCCGGTGAATCAGGAACATATAACGCAACATCCACAAACTATTCAAACATAACAGACGCATCAGATGAAGCATCAGGTACAGGGTACTCTAGTGGTGGTGCAACTTTGGGAAGTGTAGCTATAACTGTAAGTGGCACAACTGCTCTTGTAGACTTTGCAGATGTTAGCTTTAGTAACTCTACTATCTCAGCTGCAGGTGCAATGATATATAATGCAAGTGCAGGTAGCAGAGCAATAGCAGTAATTAGTTTTGGTGGAACAGTAGCATCTACGGCAGGTACATTTACAGTAGCTATGCCGACAGCAGATGCAAGTGATGCAATTATAAGGTTAGCATAAGTATGGCTCTTGAAGTACATGACAGAGTAAAAGAAACTACTACTACTACAGGAAGCTCTGATGCATATGCTTTAGGTGGTGCAGTAACAGGTTTTGAAACTTTTGGCTCACATTTAGGTGATACTGATACAACTTACTATGTATGTACTGATGGAACAAACTTTGAAATTGGTATAGGTACATATAACAGTTCAGGAAACACATTAACAAGAACAACTATACTTGCAAGTTCTAACTCAGGCAATGACAATGTTCACAGTTGGGCATCAGGAACAAAAGAAATATTTATAACATATCCATCAAGTAAGGCTGTGTTTAAAGATGCAAGTAATAATATCAATGGAACATTTGTAGGTAATATCACAGGTGATGTTACAGGCAATGCTGATACTGCTACTGCTTTAGAAAATGCTAGAGCAATTAATGGTGTAAGTTTTAATGGAACAGGTGATATAACTGTAACTGCCGCAGCAGGAACATTATCAGGTAATACACTTAAATCAACAGTAACTGCATCTAGTTTAACCAGTCTTGGAACACTAGCTAGTAATTTAAACTTAGGTGGACAAGATATTGTAACTACAGCATCCAATCAAGATATTGATCTTGCGGCACATGGAACTGGTAGAGTTGTAGTTAAAGGCAATGATAACGCAGGAGCACTTGTTCTTAATTGTGAAGCAAACAGTCATGGTCAAACAATTCTAGCTGCACCACATTCTGCTAGAGCGGCTAATACATTAAGACTTCCTGATCATGGTATTGATGTTACTACTACATCAGATTTAGTTTCTACAACAATAGCACAAACTTTAACTAATAAAACTATTGACTCAGATAGTAATACAATAACAAACATTGTTAACGCTGATATAAAATCTAGTGCAGCAATTGCAAATTCAAAACTAGCTAACTCTTCTATTAACTTTGGTGGTGTATCTTTAGCATTGGGTGCAAGTGATACAACACCTGCTTTTGATTTATCTGATGCAACTGCCTATCCTACAAGTTCACTAGTAGGAACAATTACAAATGCACAACTTGCAGGTAGTATTGCTAATAGTAAACTAGCAAATGACTCAGTAAGTTTTGGAGGAATATCTCTAGATTTAGGAGCAAGTGATGCTACTCCTGCTTTTAATTTATCAGATGCAACTAATTATCCTACAAGTTCATTGTCAGGAACAATTACAAATGCACAGTTAGCAGGGTCTATAGCTAATGCTAAACTAGCTAACTCAAGCATAACTGTAGCAGATGCTTCTAGCTCAACAGCTATAGCGTTAGGTGGTACACTTACCTTTTCAGGAACAAGTAATGAAGTTGTGGTTGGAGAGAGTTCAGGAACAATAACGATTGGGTTGCCAGATGCGATTACAGCAAATGTTACAGGTGCTTTAACAGGTAATGCAGACACAGCCACAGCATTAGCTACAGGTAGAACTATTGGAATGACAGGAGATGTTGTTTGGACATCTGCTAGTTTTACTGGTGCAGGTAACGTAACAGGATCAGCTACAATACAAGCAGGTGCTGTTGAAAATTCTATGTTGGCAGACGATGCTGTTGGTGCTGCTGAACTTGCATCAAACGCTGTAGTCAACGCAAGTGTAGCATCAAATGCAGCAATAGCATTTAGTAAGATGGCAGACTTAACAGTATCAAGGGCATTAGTGTCAGATGGTAGTGGTAATCTTATTGTAAGTGCTGTTACATCAACAGAGATAGGTCACTTAGATGGTGTGACATCAGCAATACAAACACAGATAGATGCAAAGACAACAGCAACAGCAGCATCTAATGAAGCAACAGCATTAGCAATAGCGTTAGGATAAAATATGGCAAATACATTTAAACTTAAAAACAATGCACTAATGCCAAGTAGTGCAGGAACACCAGATACATTATATACTGTTCCAAGCAGCACAACAACAATCGTTCTTGGATTAATGTTATGTAATGTACATACTTCTCAAGTTACGGCTACTGTCACAGTAACAGACAACGAAAGTGCTGATGTTGTTTCTCACTTGTTAAAAGATGTTCCAGTACCAGCAGGAAGTAGTATTGAGGTTATGGCAGGAAATAAATTAGTTTTGGAAGCAACTGATATTATTAAAGTAGACTGTTCTGTAGCTGATAAAATTAGTGCTACAATGAGTATCATGGAGATAACCTAATGCCATACATAGGTAAAGATGTAGCAACAGCATATCAAAGTACAACAGCCGTACAGAGATTTAATGGTGACGGCAGTGATACAACATTTACGTTGACAACAACTGTAAGTTCTGTGCAAGACGTTCTTGTATCTGTAGATGGTGTGGTACAGGATACGGCAGCTTACACAATACCTGATGGTACAACTTTAACTTTTACTGCCGCACCTTCAAGTGGAACAGGTAACATATTTGTAAACTACCTAGCTCCTCAAGCATCAACAATAACACCTGCCGCTGAGAACAAAGGTAACTTTAAAGGTGGTGGATTATTTAGAACAAATGCTCAGTCATTGACAGCGAACATAACAATACTTGCTACAGAAAATGCTAACGTAACAGGTCCATTTACAGTTGCAAGTGGAGTGACACTTACGATTGAGTCAGGTGGGACATTGGTGACTTTATGAGTACATTACTAGCAGATACAATTAGAAAAACTGGTGGAACAGCAGGAGTAGACATAAGAGTAAAAAATACTTCTGTGTATGAAACAGACAACAGCACTAGCAATACACAAAATCTTGTGCAAAGCTTAGTAAAAACTTGGTTTACTGCAACAAATGATAGTGGAGATGCTATTTTTAATGATTCATTTAATTGTAGTTCTACAACAGATGTTGCAGGTGGTAATTATACAATAGCATTTACTAATAACTTTGGAGGAAACAAAATATATACAGTATCTGGTTGTATGGGTCATGCATCAGATGTTACTGACCATGTTTACAATGTTCAACCAAAACAAGATGATGATGTGACATCAAGTAGTATAGAACTTGTAACAGCATACGCTTCAGCTAGTGCATCAGGGATTGCTGATTATGCATATTTAAATGCAACAATGTGTGGAGACTTAGCATGAGTACAGCTAAAGTCAACACTCTTACAGGCACAACTTCAGCAGGTTCAATCGTTGTAACAGGTGAAGGTGGTTCTACTACTACTAATCTGCAACAAGGTTTAACCAAAGTTTGGTATGCAGGAAATCATAGTGGTGGAGCAATTTCTGCTACTGATAGTTTTAATGTTGGTAGCTATACAGATGTAGCGTCAGGTATTCATAAACCTAATTTTACAAATAACTTTAGGGCAGCAGAAGGCTATGGTCATGCAGGAACACATGGTGCAAATGAAGACGTAATTGATAATCATTACACACAACAAGTTCATAATAGAAACGACATAGATACAGGAAGTTGTGAAATTGTATCAGCGTATGGTAATGCTGGTGCACAAGGTGTGGCAGATTATCACTATGTTACTAATCAGTTTGTAGGAGACTTAGCATAATGGCTTTTGGTAATTTAAAATTTGATACGCTGACAACTTCTGATGCTAAGAACACAAGTACAGAAAAGTCTATTGATACGAGTTATTTATTTAATGGTGTGGCAAAGGCTTGGAGTAACATTAATGGAACTAGCACTTTAGCTACTAGAGATAGCTTTAATGTAGGTAGCACTACAGATAATGGCACAGGTAATTATACTAATAATTTTACTAACAATATGTCTAATGATGGTTTTTCAGCATCAGTTAATAGCCAAGATGCATCTACTAGAACTAATGTACATTCAAGTTTTGAAGGACAAACTACTAGCACTATTTTAACATATCATTATGAAGGTGGTAGTTTAGTAGATACTAATAGACAAGGTACAATTGCTATGGGAGATTTAGCATGATAAAAACACCAGAGTTTCAAGGAACACATCTATGGGAACGATTGCATTGGGCAAAAGAGAACCTAGAGAAAGTGCAATCAGATATACGAGTAGTATATGAAGACCCAGAGGATATGGATAATCCTGCAAAGATATTAGTTCCTGACCCTAATTGGATGGCTTGTGCATTACAGGGTGGCATACTACCACCTGTTGAAGTATATTGGGAATTAGCAAAAGACGAAGCA